AACTGCTTGCGGTATATTTAGCGACACCTTTTAAAATAAGGACTTCATCTATCCAACCGTTGAACATGGCGGTTGAAGCATCGCCATAATCTCCTATTCTTATTGCGGCGGCTAAGTCAGGGAAAGATGTTGCCGCTGTGATCGCTGTCGTTATCGTTGTCGTCTGAAGAACTCCATCCACATAAAAATAGATGTTTGCCCCTTGTCTTACAAGAGCCAGGTGATACCATGTCGCATTTGAAGGAGTCCATGCCGTTTGATAAGAGCCGATGACCGATGTTGCTTTATGTAAGAAATTAAGACCGGTTACGGTGTCCCAATAAAAAATAATGTAGTTATTGGCATCTACATACTGAGAATATAAACCCGCATGAGAAGTGTGAGCGTTAAATCTCGCGTGCATCTCTATTGTGAAATCTCCCGTCCCAAAAGCCCAAGTAGCATTATCAGGAACAGTAATATAATCAGCCGTACCATCGAGAAGTAATGAAGAAACGCCAAATTTAGATTGCGCAGTATCGAGTTGGGCTTGATTGACGAATGTAATCGTCTGCCCGGTCTCTGCGGTATAAGTCGTCGCCGCATCTGTACCATCAAAACGGATCAATAAAGTCAAAGATGTGTCACTGGTAAGCCCTAAAAGCGTAGAGAACCGCTGGATAATCATTTCATTAAGGCTAGAGGTTGAAGAGACGCCTGTCTGTTGTTTGAAATAATCTATTTGCGTCTGCGCTGGAGCTTTGAAGATAGTTGATGGCATTTTTAATCCTTTTTAAAGGGGGTGTTATCGCACACCCCCTAAAGCGTCCTTGGGGGAGATTACACACCTGCGACAGAACCGGTCTTAAGGTGAGTTTGCTTACCATGAGCTTTTTCGTTGCCCCATTGTAAGGTCATCTCAGCTTCGACCCATCCCTTAACAGTAGAGGCCGTCGGAGCGCCCTTGTATTGCTCGATGTCACGCAAAACAGCGACCTTAATATGGTCGGGAGTAACAACCACAATGTCAGTCGGTTTGGCTTGACGATCAGGAATAATATCAAGGGTTCCAAAGGAACCTTCGTACTTGTTAATGTTAGCGATCGCTGTACGAGCCGACGCTTCGATACGGAACGAGAAACCAGTCTTAGCGGTGAAATTAGTTGAGATGACTCTCTTCTGATAAGCACCACAATACAAGGCTCTCGGATCGCCACCCTGGCCCCAGATTTTCTGAAGCAGAGCGTTAACCTTAGATTCCGTCAAAGCTTGCGGAACCGCACCACCGGCAGACGAACCGCGACCCGTATTGGTCACGATGGCTTTTTGAATACCATAGGCCAAACGAGCTTTGGTAACAGTCGCGCCGGGAGTACCAATACCAGAGGACAAGAAACGCTTGTCATAATCAGTCAGAAGGGCTTTCATGGCCTTCATCATTTCCCGACCAACCTGGTCTTTGATACCCGCGACGTTTACGGCCAACTGAGTAAAAGAGATTGCCCAGTTGCGTAAACGAATTTGGGTGTAGTTGTATTTACGGACTCTCGCGGCGTTGACCGAGTAAGAAAGGTCAGCGCCTTCGATGATACCCGTAGTCACAGCGGAGGGAAGAGTATCGGTCTGCCACTCATGTTTAGGATGAGTAGCGGGGATCTTCTCAGCCGCCGCGAAAAACGGAACGTCATCAGCAAAGAGATCAGCGACCGTATCAGTCAGGCCCTCTCTATTGCCGATGGTATAAGTTGTATTGTAATAACCTGCTCCTGCCATTTTTATCCTTTCAGAAAGTCAGGAATCATCTGGTCAATCTTGAATCGAGGATCATTTTGGGCAAATCGCTCTTTATCCTTCATTGTCCCCGTAAGGGCGCTTGAACGGAGCTTATCGAGATTGACTTTATCTCCGCCGGTTTTAAGAGTCTTCGTGTCCAAAAGCGTCTTCTTTTTAAGGTTGTTTACCTGCGCTTTAAGATTCTGGGTGTCCGTCTTTACCGAAGAAGTTTTGCTGAGTTCTTTATAGTGGGCGACCGCTAATTCCAAAGCCATAGCCTGTCCGTCAACTTGTTTTGATAATTTCGGATAACGTGTGTAAATATCCTTGGCTATCTCAAGGACTTTCTGACCATTGGCATCAGTAATATCGCCGTCACCGCTTAACCGTTCAACAGCTCTATTGAACTCTTTGACCTGGTTCTGAACGAACTTCTGAGGAGCGGAGGCAATCGTTCTTTCTACCTGCCGCTCAAGCTTGATGATTTCCAGAAGTTTGGCGTCATCATCACGAGCCTTTTCTTTAGCAACCCGCAACTGGGTCAAGGTGTCCTCAAGCTCAACCTCTGACATATTGTCAAGTTTTCGCTGAGTGTCATCAACGGGAGCTGCCGACTCTTTTTCGGCCAGTCTTTGCTCCAACATCTTGATCTGGGATGTCAAACGGTCAATTCTTGGCTGGATCTTTGACTTTGGGATGACCTCTTCTTCTGGTTCTTGAGTTTCCTCTGGTTCTTCTTCAGGCTCGACTTTGTTCGGAATCTTCGATAAATTCGCCTCTTCTTGCGGCTCTTCTTCCGGCAAATCTAACGATTTAAAGACATCGCCACCCTTGATCTTATCGAGGATGTTTTCTTGTAATGATTCCTGAGCTTCTAATTGTTTTTGTGATTCTTCACTTGTTATTTCTGTTGGGTTTACCTGTGGCATTTCTTTTCTCCTCTCGCATTTTTGGGGTCATGGGAGACCGCTAGTTATTCCATCCTTTTAAAGAGATGAGGCTCTGTTCACAGTTTTAAGTCGTGAGGGACTAATATCTGTCTGCTTGAATAGGAAGTTTCCCGCTAACAAAAGGATCAGCGCTTTCTGAAACCTTCTGCGCTCGAAATCTGGTTTTATCGACCTGAGATTTTGCGACACTGTGATTATGCGTGATTTCCGCTTCTGAGCTTCCCAATTTACGATTCTGAGTGTCTTTATGGCTAGCCATTAAATACTCCCTTCCGCTTTACCCGTAGCACTTAATCTCTCATACTGGCACTTGGATGTGTCCTGGGCCAAGCGAGCCGTTTCTTTAGTCCTTTGCGGAGTTGCGCTGTTATTTTTCTCGTTAAAGTTCTCTTGACTGTTATCGTTCATGTTTTGATACCCCATTTAAGCCTCCTTTTGGTCTTCTTTGATTTCTACGTTAAGTCTTTTCATGTCATCTATCGCTAATTCAATGTCTGTAATAAGAAGACTGATCCCTTCGGCTCGACCTAATTTCTTAGCGGCCATTGTTTCATTGTCTTCTGTGCCCGTGAATTGTCTGGTAGTAATCGCATTTGCCATAGCCCTAACTATCGTTCCAGCCGGACTGTTATAGAAAGTTTCTAAAGCGGAGCCTATTTCGATAATGTCCTCTTCGCTCCTTCTCATCATTCGTTCTTCAATTTTCATTTCCACCACATCCGGCCTTCATGGTTAACTTTCCCCAAAACCTCATTGACCGCCTTAATAACTCCATGATGTTTACCGTTTACGTAATCTTCCTCAACGTGGGATTCGTCATAAGTGTCAGACTCGTAATCATGGCCGCAAAGGATACGCGACTTGGTTTTGTAGTTCTGCAAATCTTTGAGAACTTGTTTATAGGTGTGTCCGCCGTCAATAAAAAGCAAGTCTACGTTAGGGATCAAATTTACGGCGTCATCTGAGTCCATAGTCAAAAGAACGATAGAGTCTAGTAACCCTAAATCCTTCATGTTATCTAAGAACGCCCCTCTTACATCATTGCTTTCGGCATACTCCTTTAACGGCGTTCCTTCGTTGCCTTTAAAGTTGTCAATTACATAAAGATTGGTTCTAAGCTCTTTGCATCTCTGAGCCAAAATAGAAGTGGAGTGACCTAACCAGCACCCGATCTCTGCCATATCGCCGTCAGCTAAAAGAGATAACTCTCGCAACTTAGCCTCGTCATGCTCGCTAAACTGCTTGTACGGAACTTGTAACCCACTTGTCATAGTCCATTACCTTCTCGCCCCTAGAGGCATTAATGGTCATTTCGTGAATGAATCGAGCCGCTAATTCTTGGTTGTTATGCTTTCTTACCTTTTCGTACCCATTGTTAGCTATCCGCCACATCTCCGTTGGATGAGAAATGTAATATTTATACTTATCAACCATCTCATCAAAGGTCGTCCAAGTAACGTAATCCTCTCCATCTTTAAATAACTCTAAGTGCTTAAACATAGTGTCAGGATTCACATAAGCTAAACAAAGCCTCCGGCACGCCATGATCTCAAACACCCGCCCGGTCATTGAATTAAAAGAACGCCCTGGGGGAGCCACTAGAATCTTGAATTTATTGATTAAGGCCGTGTATCTCTCAGCATTTACTTTCGCGCTTCGGCTTAACTCTGTCTGTTGGTGGTGGATGATCTTATGCTTATCTTGTGAGAACCAATCCAGCCTTCCTTGAGTACACCCGATAAAAGCCAACCGATCACTCTCGGGAGCGGCAATGTCGTTTAATACCGTATTATCTGCCCATGACGGCATCCAGATTGTTGGCACCGAGTACATATTCAAATCAGATTCAGCAAAGGTTATAAATAGACCAAAATGCTTCTCGCGCTCTCTTATCATTGTGCTTGAAGGGTCGATTTTCCCATGTCTGGTATAGAAGCTCTCAGACTGAAGCGTGGCCTTAAACTGGTCTTTTCCAGCTTCGACCCAGGGCATCCGACCTTGAAGAAAACCTCTGATATAAAAAATAGGGTACTTGCAGAACTCCTCGTCGTTGATAAATTCCGGTCCGCAGGTATCAAAAGCATAATGAAGGGTTCCCTGTCGTTTAAATTCCTCAGCCAGCCCCTTGGTACACATATACCCAGAGCCGAGCATCATTGATTCGTTATAAAGAAAGTTAATTCTGTCCATTAGTCCTCCTTGTACTTCGCCCCTTCAATGGGCTGTAACATGATCGCTTTTCTGACCTCTAGGTTATCTGAGGCGACTTTTAGACCTAATTGGGTGTTAATAGCCTCTTGCTTGGCGGCTTGCTGTTGCATCATCATCTGTTGCATTTCCTGCATCTTTTCTTCGGGTGACTTGAATAAGCGATTGACCAACTTAACGTCATAGTCCATAAGAAACATCTTTTTGAGTTCATCTTGCTTAATATCTGGGTCATTAAGAAAGGCTCTTAAGAGATTAAATGATTTTGCCGCCCTTAACTGGGGATTGGAGTTATCTAGCTTCCCATTAGGAACGATATTAAATTTCCCTTGGATCTCTTGTCTTGAAATTCTCTGCGCTGGCTGACCAGTAATAGCAATGGCCTCTTCATCACTCCCGTATTGGTCATATAAAGCGTCGATCTGATAGTAAACATCGGCCATCTGCATTTGGAAGACCTGTAAGTCTAGGCTCTGGACCTGTGACTGCATCTGGTCGATAGTGTTAATCTCTTTGGCTGTTTTTTGCCCCTGCTGGCCCTGCCCTGGCAAGTTCATGGGTGAGGTAAGCCCTGAGCTTATATTTCCAACTCTTTGGTCAGCCCAACTCTTTAAATACTGCGCTTGCTGAAAGAGTGTCTGTTGAGAGGCGTTGACATTCTGTCTAATCTCGTAATCGGTCGTAGGCCCGTTGGTTTCTATGGTCTGTCCGGGTACATAGCGAAGGTTCTTGAGGTTCTGGACTGAGTTGCGGCGAGTGACTACGGTAGGAGTGTTGACAATCGTTCCGTTATCAATGGCCTGGTTTAAAGCTGAGGAGATGCCATTCTGGAAGTCCTCGTCTAATTGACCAATAGAGCGGGAAGAGTAAATACCTTCGTCAACAATCTCTCGCTTGACTAAGTTATAGGGCCATTGGCCGTGATTGTAGGGCAGTTCGATAAACCTAAGAATTGCTGTGGGGTCGTTGTCTGGATAAGTGACAATACACTTCTCTTCAATCCCGTCATCATTAACGTCGTACCAGCAGCACATCTCATGTACAATGATCTCATCTGTGTTCTGCTGAGTGACTGGAGTGGTTTTGGGGTATCTATTGGTTTTATTTAACGGCGCACCCGAAACCCAGGAGTCAATCTCTTCGTCCGGGTATTCTTCATACCGCTTATCTCTCATGGCAATCTTGATGTCGTTCTTACAGGTGGGGAATTTATAGTCTATGAATGAGGCTTCGTGAATATCAGTACAGTTGATAGGGATAACCAAGTCTTCACGCAAATTACAGGCCGTCAGTTTAGGTTGATTGTCCTTTTCTTCAACTAAAGTAAGTTCAAAGACCGTCTTTCCTTCTCGGAACTCCTTGACCGCCTTTTCGATCTCTTTTAAGTTCTCCTCAAAGGTCGTATCTATCTGGAACTCTTCAATCATTATTTGAGAAAGGATCTGGTCTGTGACCTCAACTGAGTAAATGGCATCTATGATATTCTGAGGGAAATCCCCAATGTCTATCTGCCGAGTGTAGGTTCGGGTTGAATATTCCCAGGAAACCTTAAATACCGTGGCTCCCTGCTCAAGCATGTGATCAATCCCTAAAACATAAGGCTCAAAGTATTTGACCCTTGTTTTCATGCGCCAATCGAATAAACACTCTCTTTTTCTGGCCGGTTCCTGGTCCTCTGGTCCATACCCTTCAAAGGAAACAATTGGGGAGACATTTAAAAGATTCACATAAGCAGGCTTTAAGCGGTTAATATCCGCGTCAATTTGGGGGATGACGTAATTGGCACAATTCGGCCAAGGAGATGTCTTAACTGGTCTGATCCCATATCTAAGGGCGATATACTTATCAACCTGGGTGTCCCACCAAGCCCTGTTTTGCTTCTCTTCTTCGGAGATGTGATTAATGCCAGTCACAAACTCTTTTAATTTGTCGGTAATCTCAACGGCTTTGATTTCGTCTAAGTTTTCTGGGTCTTTACGTTCTACCATGATTAGCTTCCCTCTGATTTCTTCCCTCTTCTAATTTCTTGCAAGCAATTTTAAATAAATAATCCCAATCATATTTAGAAACAATCTTCCCAGCCTTTATTTCTTTTCTAAGCTGGATCATTTGATTATTGAAATCAATATCCCGCGCTAAATGCTGATTCTTCATAAATGCGTTCACCCTGCCCTTGTCTATCAGCCGGCTCTTGGTCTGCCTTGCCTTGAAAGACCTGGGCTTCATGTAAATAAGAACGAATCCCCCAAACTGCTAAGGCTAGAGAGATAACACAGTCGTCATGCTTCCCATCTGGGGCTGAATAAGTGATCCGTCCGTGATCGGTAATTGAGTATTCGTAGTTAAGTAATTCTTCGGTGAGTTCTTCAATATCCGGGAAGGTGATGTTTCTTTGCTCGATAGCAATCTGTAGCTGTTCAATAAGCCTGGCCTTTGATTCATTGGTGAATTTATACCCAGGCCGGTCATCTTCGTAGTAAAGGCTCAATCCTGAATGTTGCAAATCCTCAACAATCGGGTCTCCAACACCAGAGGCGTCTACTACACAAAGAGCGTTATTGTACTTCCCTGCCAATTTCTGAATCCTGAGCTTTTGTTCTCTCCAGCTAACGTCTTGAAACCTCTCAAAAGCCACCACTCCACGCGTCACTGAGTCCACAACCGTTAAAACTGAGAAGTCCTCAGTCTTTGCTAAATCCACGCCCATGACATAGAACCGGCCTTCTTTCGGCTCCTGTAGGCTTCCAGTAATACAAGTTCTGACTCGCTTAAATACGCCAGTTTCATCATCCAAGAACTCAGCCATAAACTCCTGTCTAAATAATCTCTCAGACATATCTTTTTTAGCTTGCTCGATCTCTTCGGGCTTAATGTACTGATTAACCGTTGTCGGCTGTCTCCAGCTCTTCCAGCCCTCTTCGTTCCTTTGACCTCTTAGATAAAGGTCGTAAAGCCAATTCCTACCTCTTGGTGTGGTATAGAACCAGGCCGGAGCTTGATGGTCCGCAAGCATGGGTCTTAAGATATTGGTCCAAACTCTCTGCTTGGTAAGTGCCGCCTCATCCATTCTTAAAGACCTCAAGCCAACACCAACGAGTGAATCTTCTTTGTCACACCCTTTAAGCTCAATTCGTGTCGCCCTTCCATCTGGAGCCAAGATTTTGGGATTCTCAGCGTATAACTCTTGTTCGTTAAATTTCCAGTCTGGGTCAGCTTTCAAGATCACCTCTAAACGTGTCCATGCAATAGCTTTAATTTGTTTGTAAAAGGGTCCAGTTATCCAATGCAATCCAGGCATCCGCACCGCATCTCTGACCGCGCCCTGTAATTCCTCTTCAGTTTTCCCCCCTCGGCGACCTCGGATAATTACCTTAAATCTCGCCGGATCGTTCAAGCTCTCCAACTGGTAATCTTGGGGGCTGAATTTTATCTTTACTATCTTCCCAGACATAGGTGACTGAATTGTTATGTACCGATTGATCGATTAAAGGCTTATCACCTTCGATTTCTTTGCGGAGTTGCTCTTGAATTTCTAAAGGATCGCGCTTACTAACCGGATTAGCCTTTAACCATCTACTCAATCGAGCTATGCGCTTCTCTTTTTCCCATTCCTTATTGCGCTGAATGAATACATGATTTGTTTCAAGTATTTTGTATATACGGCGTTCCGTTAATTTAAAGCGTTCAGCTAGTTCTTGAGGGCTCAAATCATCACGCTTAAAAAATAAAACAATCGCACCATCTCTGATGCGATTTCGTCCTTTGATTTTTTCGGGTAGTTTCATAATTTTTTCCAACAAAAAAGGCCCACTACTGACTGCATGCAGTAATGAGCCTTATAAAATCTGTTGGTTTCCTCGAAGTCCTGGCCGGGACCGGAGTTTATTGGTTGTTTATAGCTTTTTGCTTATACTTAAATTTTTTGTTTGATTTCTTCCCATGTCAACAATTTTTTTAAAATAAATTACATAAATCTTGTTTTTCCGCGAGATCTCTATTTTCCCGCCAAACTGATCTATGTAATCCAAATGAGCCTTTAAGTTCAATATGAATTGCCGTATAGTCAGCGGCTCTGCTTTCATTTTCTTCCCTTTACCAAATAAATGATTAACTGCTCCCAGTCGTTCATAGGTCCTCCTTGAGAAAATCTTTTGGGTCTATAAATATCAGCCCACAACATTTAGGGCATTTTTCTTTTATTCTTTGGGAATCATCAATCTTCGGGCTTTCTTCTCCAAATCCATAGGCCCAAGAAAACTTATCCCCGCAATCAGGACATAAATACTGGCCTTTCTTATAATTCAGGAGATCCATCTCTCCTCCTTAGCGTTTGGCGGTTAGGGGGTTAAAATAAAACAAGCTATGTGCCTACCAGTCCCGTTGCCTGGTTTTCTATCTTCTGTTGCGAGCCATTTAATATCTCCCAAATTTCTGACTTTCGCACCAGCCGACAATAACATGAGGATCCACTTATCTATTGGGTAAACCAATACAACTTGTTTGCCCTTTTTGTGTTCTTCGATTGCCTTTCTGACCCAGGCCGTTGCACCTTTTTTCTTGCCATTGTGAATTATTGATCCAAACGGCGGGTTAACATAACTGGACTTTCCCCACTCACAAGAAAGACCATCAAATCCTTCTGGTAGAGGATAAGGGCAAGGATCAAAGTCAAATCCAAACTCCTTGTGTAATTCATTCAGGAGATCGGGAGGTGTAAGCCAGTAATGCTTTCCGTCAGTCCCGTTCCCGGAATGAAATTTATTATTTTTAGGATCATTAGCCTTCACTCCGCACCCCCGGTTTTAGAGATTGAGGTTAAAATAATATCATTCTCAATTTCATTACCCCAACAGTCCCAACCAATACGTTTTGAACGAGCAAATAGCTCTAATTTATTTTCATTGGGATAGAAATTTTCAATCATCCTGTAAGCAGCTTCTGGTTTTTGGCTATGCCGCCTTGACTTCTCTCGCATTACTGTTGTAAATTTCCCCCTAAACTCTGAAGAAATTTTTAAAAAATTTCCCTTATAAAACCATAGCAAATATTCATGGGAAAAGCGCACAGTAAAAGCGGGGGCCACCCCATTCTCTTTATCCCAGACAAATCTTGCATGAAGTTTATAGTCGGACAACATGGCTTCCGTAGACATTAAAAATTTGTCTATTGTCCATACAAATAAAGCATGGTTTTCAGCCTTAGGAACAACATCAAAAATTCTCCTAATCTCATTGATTGACATTGTTGGATAATCAAGGCATTTATTTTGATTTGGTCTGACTTTACGCAAGCCACCTTTATTTTGTTTCCATGGCGGGTCTGCGTATATTATTTGATAATTTTTCATTCCCCCTCGCTCTCGTTGAGGCTGGCTATCTCATCAATGGTTTCGTTTTTCACCTTTCTTGCGAGTTCCCGATTGCTTAAAACATTGGAATCATCAATTAAGTGTTCCATAACGTGCATTTTCTTCGGCAGCCGAATCTTCCTCAACTCCGAGGGGGCGGAGATATGTCTTAGTTTAGAGCATAAATCACAAACGTATTTCCCATCAACCCGCATTGATAAATCATGGTTGCAGTCACCGCAGATCAGCCGAGGAAGGGCGGAGAGAATGGCGTCGGTGATTTTATCAATCCGTTTTTCTCGCCCACAATCACATGGCTTATCTTTTCTATTTTCATCACAACAATCAGCGCATTGAGAGCAACAAAAGAAGGTATCTTCTTCAACGTGATAATGCCCTTCAAATTTACTGATTACCTCCCTTATCTTCTCTCTGGTCATTTGACCTCCAGGTATTTGAGGATGGCGTCGGCTTGCTTTAACCATCTCTTTTTTTCGTATTTAGGCGAATCTTCCCAAGAATAAATCACAAGTTCGGGGCTATAAAAATGGAGACACTTAGCCAACTCGACCCTATCCACCTTAACCCATCCGGCCTTACGGATTAACTCTACAATGGTATGAACATCGTCCCCATGATTAACACAAGAAATAATTAAATCTTCCAACTCGTCATTCTCTGAGGGGGTCGGGGATTTCTTGGCTTCATGTTTCTTGGCGCATTTAGCACACATGACGAGTTTGCTTTTCTTTCCGCAAGTTAAGCAGTGTGTATTAGTTGTGATTTTAAAGTTTTTCTTATAAAAATCCGCTGGCGTTGTCATTTAATTCCCCCTTTCATCTTTTCGGCCTGGGCGGTGTGGATGGCTTGAGCGATCATAAAACGATTATTTTTTCCCATTTGAAATCCGGCACTTTCATCAACAATTCTTCCCAATTCCTCCAAAGTCATCTGCCCCTTCACCGCCGCCAGTCGGCAGAGGTCGATGGCTTGGTTAAATCCTTCAATTCTTTGTGCTGTCCAATACTCAGTAGGGCTGTAATAATTTTTTGGCTCTGTTCTTTTCTCCGGCCATTCCGAACTTTCCACCCGCTCGGCTAGGGAGATGAGAGTTTGCAGGGCTTTATTATGTCTTGAAACCTCAATACCCCACTTCTTACAGCCTTCAAGGTGAGACTTTATATAATCTACCGCTTCGCTGATCTCCATACTCTCTCCTATTGTTCTCGGGCTTTTAACATGGCGTCGGCATAGGCTTGTTTGCACTCATTGATAATTCTGTTTTCGATACAATAAATACAACCCTCCACAGCTTCATCCGTATGAAATCCTGGGATTGAATCGTGTTTATGAAATTTTAATCTAGGCCATTTAATCTCCATACTCTCTCCTTTAGGATTTAACTTCTTTGGGTCTTTTGGCGCCACATAGAGGGCAGAATTGCCAACTAAAGCAAACCCATATTCCGTAAAACTTCATATACCAACCAGCTGATTTTTTTATATGCTTACACCAATTCCCCTTCTTCCGCTTTGTCATCTTAAATCTCCTCGATGGTGATACGGACTTTCTTGAAATCCGTCATTTTCCTTAAAAATGTAGAGGGAAGCATTATTTTGTCATCACCCCATCCGTGACTATCTTTCTTAAAGTCATCCCGCCAATCAGGAACAACCCAGGCTGTTAAACTCTTTTTCTTCTTTTTCATTGCGAGCCGCTCCTCCGGTTGAGAGGTTAAGTCCATAAAAATTTACATAACCACAAAACAAATCTACTTCGCCCTTGGTTTAGGCTACATTCTGGATTTAAGCAAGGCGACCATGATCCGCCTTTCTCTTTCGAGCAATATGAGCATGGATTTAACATCTCATCTCCTCCGTTAAACTGATGTGGTCGTAGGCAGTTGGTTAAAATTTTTCCAAGTATCGCCAATTAAAATGTGCCTAACTGTGCCACGATTTACCCCAACACACTTACTAACTTGATTGTAATTCAATCCTGTTTTTCCAAGCCTTCTGATCTCAATTACTTGTTCTTCTGTTAATCGCTTCTTAAAACCAGACGGTTCATGCAAAGATTGATGGCACCAATGACAAACCCAAATCACCTCTAGAGGCTTAGAATAATTTTTGTGATGTCCGTGAATATGCTTTAATGGGAATCGTTTTAAGCATTTAGAGCATTGATTTGGCTTAACAATTTTTCCATGATGAACCGCATCCTTAAAAATGCTGTGTGCCTTAGCTTTTTCAGGATTTCTTTTGCGCCAATTATAAAACCTGTCTACCATGCTTTCTCCTTTCGACAGCTATTAAAGAACAGTCTGCGTGAGGCAGGGTTTGTATCCTGCATGGTTGCCATAGGCACTTAGCTGATTGTCGCAGACCATAGGGTTAATCCAGCATTAACCACGCCAAGGACGAGCCTGGGATGACGAATTTCACGGCTGCTGTACTCGTCTACCATAAGCACTACTTAATGGACAATCTTATGGTCGTGTTGCTATCCGGCTCTCTGTCCGGCACTCACACAGTATTTAAGAGGGCTGGCCTTGGGTTGCACCATAGGCACACTCGGAATTGAACCGAAGCAAGTAATATGCCTCACAACATATTCAGCCCATATCTAAGCGGGGCAGGGACATAGATCAATAATCTAGTATTGATACGACGGACTCGAACCGTTCATAATTCCCGCTTACACCCGCTTGTGAAAGAACAGCCCTTATGTACTGAGGAACGGTTAAAACTTGCCCTCACCCCCGCTGGAGTTATGTGTTAGAGTTGACTTAAAATCTTGGAAACTTCTTTCAGCTTTTCCGTTGACAACGTTTTCAGCAAGTCAATAATTTTATATCTATTTGCATCGGCCCAAACCGCATCATCTTTTTGCTGGTCAGTAAAAAGTCCTAATGGATTTTTCTTTGAATATTTAATCCCATTAACAATCCAGCTTCTAGTGGTTTCTCCGGTAATCCTTGCCTTATAAAAATGCTCAGAATAAACTGGGGAATAGCTGGATTTATCATAAACTCTTCTATTAATATCAAATAACCAAACTTCATCACCGACTTCCATACCCCCCCTGTAAGTGGAAAAAGGTTAGACTACCAACTTGCTCTATAGGAAATAGACTTAGCAACATTAGGTTCTTCTTTTTTGAGCCATTCGATTGCCTTCTCAATAATCAAAATACTTTTGTTTTTTTCAGTTCCATCGCTTTCCCCAAAAAAGAAACCAGTGGTCTTTGGCAATTTATTTTCCTTAATTGCTTCTATGATATTTAATAAGTTTTTTTCGCTTAAATCAATCTCTTGACATTCATCCTTACCATTCGCAAATGTATTAACAATATATCCATGCAAATCTGGGTGTTTTCGCCAATAACCCAAATCTAATTTTTGCGTTGAAACTTCATAACCGTCCACCATTGGTCTTCTCTGACCTTCGGGTTTTTTCCAATCCGTCCAGTTGAAACGATCTCCAATTAAATACATATCTAATCCCATTTCTATCCTCCTTTAGAGTTCGGTTGAGATGAGTTATTAATCACCGCCAGCCAATAATGCCGCAGCCGCCCAAATGCTTGCAATTATCAAGAAATCGCCTTTACTAGAAAAAAGATAAGACAACATCCACGCCAATGCAAAAACAACACAAATCTGAGTCCTCATCCCCCATCCCCTTTCTGTTAGAGCGTTACCAACTCTTCCCAACGGTTAGCTTTTCTTAAACTCTCTCTTTTCTTTTTCGGCGCAAAATTACACATCTCCGCATATTCTTGTTTCGCCTGGTTCTTTAACTTATAATCTACGAATTTTCGGATGCGGGCGGCGACTTGAAGGGCGGTGGCGGAGCCAGGAAGTAAATTGTTATGATAATATTTTTCGTAATCTCTCCAAGGAGCTCTTGCTGGTTCGAAAAGAAACCAATAAGAGGAGTGATTTATTCCAAAAAATTTAATAGCATCATCAGTTATTAATACTTTTTCTTTAAAGGCGACATATGTACCTTTTCCACCAAACTCCCAACCATCCTTGCCAAATATGCTAGGCATCCAACCAATAGCGCAACCATTTGTTCCGCATTTTGACCTAATGTGCCTAAAGTCAAACTTTCCTGGCTCTAACCCTTCCAAAAACTCCGCCAGTTTAATCAATCTTGTCGCTTGGATCATAAGTCCTCCTTGGTTATCGAATGTCCATTTGCTTTTTCTGTACTTGGATCTGTTGCATGATTAGGTCTTTTTGGTGCTGGCATTTTTCTACCTGCGCCTTGGCTATGGCCAAGTCATTATTAGCTTGGGTTCTTTGGTCGATAGCGGTTTGTAGGTCTTGGGTTGTTTTTTCGAGCGCCGAAAGAAGCTCATTGATTGGTTCGATTGTCATTTAATCTCCTTTAGGGTTTTTAAAAGTTCCTGCATATCTGCGATTGTCCATTTTTTGATTGCGCCGGCATCACTTTTTAATTGCAAGTATTTATAATCTCCCAAGTGCTGTTTAACAAAATCAGCAAACTCTAACGGATGTTGATGGGCGTAAAAATGGCAGCCGGCACAGAGGCATAAAGCATTTAACAGGTTCCACCGGACCGCTAAGTTGGCCCTGCTGTAAATGTGGGCGCACTGGAGAGTTTCAAGATTACATTTATCCATGATCCCCCATTCGCAATATCCGCGCTTTCTTACTTGAGCCGAAAAGACTTTATCGAGATTGTTTTTAATGGTGGTCTTTTTCATTCTTCCCATTCCTGTTTTTCCTGCCAATCTTTTACCTGCCCACCGAATTTATTAGCCACTGCCACCGCTTGAGGATCTTCCATAACCCCGCCAATAATTTCTTTTTGGCAATCCCTGCGAAGTGATGGAAAAATATTCTTTCTTTTGGTCCACAAGAACTCGGCATATTGGCTGATTTTTACACCGATACGTTTAAGAGTTTCGGTATCTTCTCTGGGCGTTTTTTCTCGCATAATCAAAAGCCAGTCGTAGGTCATGGCGTTATCTAAATCAACCTTCCATTTTTCTTCCAAATAATTTACGATATGTTCTTGCCGCCAAAAATCCTCACCAAGTTTTTTCTTTTCAATCTCAGAAAGCCGATTATATTCCAGCATTTCCGAAATTCTGATAGGTTGCGGCTTTGGGTTTTCTTTCTCAAGACTGCTTAATAAATCGTCTAATCGAGGTGTCGCTACCGTTGTCATTTTTATACTTCCTTTCCAGAACTTTGATATAGTTAGTATCGTTTGCGATCAGCCAGTCAAAATTAACCTTCCAGTCCTTATGGTCCTTACTGTTTGGGTTCCCATTTATTAAAAAAGGCTGTTCGGTAATAGCCTGCAAAACTTTATCGAAATCTCGGAAGCTCTCTTTGGTGAACCTAGCTTTTAGTTTTTGCCGGCGGCTTTCCGAAACTTCAGTTATTCTTGAAAGAGCTGGGTATTTAAGACAAAACTCATTCCATTCTTTAAAAACCAAATCTTCAAAAGCCTGGTACGGATTTTCCCTTACCTTACCTTCACTTAACTTATCTTTACTTACCTTAACTTGTGTTTGAGTTACTCCTGAGTTAATCATGAGTTCATCTGGACCGGGGATATTACTATCCGCCTCTCGATCCTCATTTATCTTTTGATTCTTACTGAACCCACAAAATTCCATATATTTAGGTGATTCACCATACAACACAACAAGCCCGCAATTATGAAGCTCTTGGCAACATTCAGATATTCTTTTTATGGTTAGTTTCTTAACATAAGGGACAACCGTACCTTTAAGGATATTAGGATCAGCGTAGATCCTCCCTTTAACATCAAGATGTGGTATGCACCAGGTATAAAGAAAAGCGGCCTCAAGGCTGACTCCAGCCAAAGCTTCGTCATAACTTATTTTTTTATTTAACATTCTTCCTATTGGCATACGAAGATTAAAATTTTCTAATGTTATATTGAAATTTTTTTTAGAATAACGTAATCTGTCGATCTTCCCGCTCGGATAAAGTGCAAAGCCTGGTAATTCTGACGGTCTTTCCTGTGACTGGACATTTAACTGAGCCACATTCTTTTAAAATCCGCATTTCAATAAGTTCTGAAATTCTAGGTCTGACATAATTCATGTCCTGTCTGTGAAGAGCTTGAGCCACTTCTCGGTCAGTTAAAGGCCTGTCGTGGAGTTCGTATATCCTGATGATCTCGGAATAACGACCTTCTAGGGTTAGTTCGCGGTAAGACTTGATTGAGTTTTGATGGATGGCTTTAATCATTTAGAAGGCGGTTTATTTTAAGTCCACGCCGCAAAAGGACTGCTTGGTTAAGCGGGTTCTATTTCGTAACGTGTGTCTTGTTTCTCTCCGTGCCGCGTAACGGTAACTTTACTTCCTAAAAAGTTGGCCATTTCGTTGGCAAGAGCAATCGACCCGTTTTCAAAGATTTTCAATGATCCATCTTCGAGAATAAGGGTGTAACGCATGACTTCTTTTTCAGTGCCAAAAGAATCCTTAGTGATTGTCTTAACTTCTTTGAAGGTAGCTGTAATGCTTTCCCCGTCTGAAAGTTTGACAAATTTATTATTCTTCTTGGCCCACTCTTTCATTTCTTGCGCCGTCATTCCCATTTTCATTCCTCCTTTCTACAGTGATAAAACTAGCGGATAATCTTTTTGCTTTGGCTTTGCATTTGGATTTTCATTAGCCCAAACCAACTTCGCCATTTCAAAGAGATTATATTTGTCCTCGATCTCGGTAAATTTGTAACTTCGTTTATTAAGCTTGTAACCAAGTTGCAAAATTGCCAACATCCTGTTGTTCCATTCCTCGTCAGTTATTCCAAGAGATTTGTAATCAATAGAGGCATGGCTGTAAGAAGAAACTTGGAGCTTCATTTCTTCCCAGATATACTGAGAGGTCTTGAGATCAACAATGTATACTTGTCCGTCGATTCGGTAAATTCGATCCAGCGTTCCAGCATAACCATCTCCGAATACCGTCATTTCGTTGGCTAATAATTGGGGCTTGGTTTCCTTGTGCCATTCAATAAAAGACAAGACACAGCCCAATTCTTCGGTAGATAACAACTCAAGCAAATCGTTATCGTGGTTTAAAAACTGGGTTTCTATTGTAAAAGAGCCGTTCTTTTCAAGGTGTTCGGTGGCTTGGTGTACTTTACTACCGCGCCTTCCGGCGGCTGACTTAATAGCCTCGGCTTCATCCCATCCCTTATTTGCTAACCACTTGTAGAACTCAATACCTTTGGGGTACATACCCGCGATCCAGGTAGAGGACGGAAAGAATTGATACTCTGGAAGCCCTGTCAGCTTGTTTTCTCCTGGCTTGGCGTACCACCTCTCATCCAGAGTAGTAATTCTTACAATGCCTTTTTCTTTGTCTATAACCCTGATTTCTTTGTTCATAGTTTGAAGTCCTTATTTTCGATAATATCGTTGGCGTAGAGTTCGCCGACAATAAGAGAGTTATCTTTACTTTCGTCTCGGTGAAACTTGTTTTGCCACAGCTTTTCTATGAAAGCGTTTAAATCGGTTTCGCTCCAGAAGGAAACGTGCATGGAGGTTTCTTTATCTGTGCCGATGTGTAAGGTGTAAACCTCTCCTATCCCTGTTTGGGCGGCGTGGATATAGAAAGGCTTGTTTCCATAGATAGCTCGGAGTTTAAGCATCTGGATCATTTATTCCCCCCTGGTTCTGTCGTAGATGATTTCGTATTCATTTGCCCTTCTTAGGGTGCAGGCCTCGCACTGGCAATCCTCGCCGATTTCTTCGTAGTAACACTCATCATCATCCCGGCGTTTTTCGTAAGGCCCATCCTGTTCTGTGGGATCTGGACAATAGACATCAATGTTTTTAAGCACGTTAATATCCTTTCTAAAGATTTTGTGGACTTTCATACCGCCCCCACAAAACCAGGTTTAGCTAGCTTGTATTTCCGAGGGTTTATCTTTTTGAAGTTCCGACAGAGTATTGTCCTGGGTTCGGGTTCTTTTTTAACCATCGGTCGAGCGAACTCTGCCATAGCTATTCTCTTGGCTTCTTTAAGAAGGTTCATTTAATCACCTGCACAATCACCTTGAAAAACGCTAAGGCAAAAAGGCCGAACATAACACCTAAGAACTCAGCGTTTGCCCAAAGGCTGTTCTTCTTGTTCTCTCGGTAGTAGCCTTCTTTGATTAACCGTCTGACCCTGCGAATCTCATTGGCTTCAAACCTTCTTTGCTTTGCCCACTGCCGTTTCTGTGAAAGATCAACGATCATTTGACCCTCCTAAAAATAAATGCCCTTCCCGCTGTCCACGACCTCTTGGAAGGTCTCGGTTCCCCGAAGCAGAGAAGGGCACTGTTGACATAAAAAAACCCAAGCTTATCGTGGACTGTTCTTTCATATTAAATCGTCTTTCTCATCATTGATTTTTGGGGGAATATCTGGTAATATGGCGGGCGAAAAAGAAAAACCGCCAACCATACCTTTATCGGTACGATTGACGGTTTAAATATTACCTTCCGTTTTCTAGCTTATCTTGTTTTTACATCCTCACCTCTGGTCTACATCAGTCATATTATATGAAGTTAACTGGGCTTTTTATTAGGCCGACCTTTTGAGCCGACCTAGAGGTAAAAACGAAGAAAGCTTACAATCGTACCGTTTTCCAGACATTCAAAGAACCTTTAATCGTTGATTATGCTTAAAGTATAGCAAAAGCACTTTCTTATATCAACAATTATTTTTCTTTTTTCGGAGCCAGGTAAAGACCCAATGACTACGCTTTAACCCCGACGTGAAGCCGGAATATTTGCGTGGCGGGTCTCTTGGCTCCATCCCCAAAAAATCCGTCAATGAGATAATTTGTTTACGAGAAGACCGTAAATCTTGGTCAATTAAAGCCCTCATGTAAACTGAAAAATGCTTTAAATGAAGATCCCGCATCCGGCCTTTAACTTGCAACATCATGTCTTTATCAATGTTGATAGTTGTCTTAACGATTGTGTCCTCGTAAATCTCATTAGGACTTCTTATCATAGAGCAATCACCTCCTATTTGGCAAGTATGCAACATCGGAGATGAAAAAAGCAAATTTATTTTTGAGCAGATGCTAATTACTTATTATCAATCTTTAGACCCAAAATATTCTCAAGATACCACGGACTCATGCAGTAATCGCCTTTATCATTAAGATAATAGTCTTGTCCTTTGATCGGATTTCGCACTGCATGGACCGTGATTACTTTATGAGCGCAGCTTGCAGATGACAGCGTTAATAGCGTCAGCATCCCTAGAAGCAATAGCGGTCTTAACTTCCGCATGGAGAGCCTCTTTCTGTTTACGCACTTCCTCATCCTTCTCGAACTTGTTCTTTAAGAGAAGAAAGATAATTTGTAAAATCCCGCCAATGATCTGGAGCATTAGATATGCTTGTCAGTGTTTAGGGCGATATACTTACTTAAGAAAGCCACGACCTTAGCCAAGAAATCGTCATCTTTCTGGGTCGGCGTCAATTTCACGATTACCGAAGCGATAGCGATAACGTAAGCAAGGACGGTGGTAATGTCTAACCAGTGCGCTTGAATCCATTGAATAAAGTTCATTTTTTCCTCCCGATTAGTAATAAAGGTATAGTCAATATGATGATCGCCCCTTCCCCCAGTTCACTTAATACCGCATTTCCTACTAGGGTTTTCCAGAGCGTTGTTAAGGTAATTAATACAAAAGTACGGATACCAAAACCGAGCCAGTTATGAGTAGCGATAGCCCAGGGAAGTAATGAAATAGAGTACCCCAGGCCAACAAGTAACCAGTTATACCATTCAGCATTAGCCCCCTTCTTCTTCCAGTAGGTTGTCAGGCTCCCGAAAAACAGCCCAAAACAGGGTATAAGTGACCAGGAGAAGCCCAAAAGAGTCACTACACAGGCCGTAAGGCAGACTGGACAGCCTAGATCCCTGAATTTCGTGTTAAATGGCTTTCCTTTGCCACCTAGCCTATAAAGGATCGCCGAAAGGACAGCCAAACTAAGGACAATGAGTATCTTCAATTAAAAACCTCTTTTCGTGTTTTGTTAATTCGGGCCGGGGAAAGACACCATAAAACTCATCATATTCTTTAGCCGCCTCAAACCAGTCATCTTCTGCGCTTTGGTTTATTCCGAACCACTTGTTTGCCTCGCTTATCATGTGCGCCCTGGCTCTTATCCATCGCTCCCGGTTCTGGTTCATCATTTCCCCTGACGTATCGGTTATATTCTGGATCGCCGATCTCAAAAAATATTCCAGCTCTCCACATCCTTTCGGCACATCTATAAGCCTTAGCTTCATCTCCTATACGACGGCTTTCATTTGCACCCATCTTCTATCCACCCTCTTTCCTCTTGACCCTTCCTCGGTTCTGCGAGGTATTAAAATAACGTGCAAATACCCTAAAGTCGAAGGCCTCATCATTGAATCCACAGCGTAACTAGGCACCCCTTTTTCATAAGAAGCTAAGTAAGAACCAGACCTACCGATAATCCTTTGCGTTTCGATGATCTTGTACTTATCCCCCATCCCCCTTGAACACTTTAAGGCGGGGAGTTCCATTGCTCCGGCTTTATGGTCGTGCCCCATGACTAAAATATCGGCGTCAACGAAGTACCCGGCGGCGTCCTCTAAAGCCATAAATCCTGAACCCGCCCTTTTACCAGACGACCTTCCGTGATGAACAAATATTTTGATTGCGTGCATATGTTTGTCGTCGAGCTTTAAGACTAAAACGATATATCCTGCACACCCGATATAGGCCGCACCTATTTTATTTGCTAAAATCTGATCTGAGGTCGTTCCGTCTAAAAATTTAAAATAATGGTTCCCGCCGAAACAGGCTAGGGTATGGTTCTTTAAATATGGCGCTTCTTTCAGGAAACAATCAATCTCTCTTGCGTATTCCTTCTCCCATCGGTTCTTATTCGATTCGTGAAACGGAGCCACTTGGAAAGCGTATCTTTCAGAGGTACTCATGGCCTCAAAAGTATCGCCTGTATTTATCAGGTAAGTCTGTTCCTTCTTTATCAAAGAGCTTATTTCTTCTCGGTCAAACTCAAATCTGGTGCGGGCGAAATTATGTGAGTTATAATGTATATCGCCTTGAAAAATTAAATTGATAGGCCGATTATGCTTCGCCGGCACTTCGATCACACGGAAATCAAATATTCCGTCGGTTTTCATTTTTGGTTTTTAACGTAGCCCTTAATAATGTCTTTAATCTCGGAAATGTCCTGTTGCATATACTGGATACTGACTTCCATCCCAGCAACTTTCTCAACCTTCGGCTTCATATCGGCGATAGATTGCTTCACGCTCTGTATATCGCTCCACGCCCCGCCGCTAAAAAAGACCGCAGATAAACATAAAGTGATAATTGGCCAAAACTTTAAAATGTAATCGCTAACGGCTTTCATATAATCCCGTTGATATTTTCTCTTCTGTCCCGCAAATATTCATGGCTCGGTCATAGACTTTATTTGTGATCTGCTCCATATTCGGCGGGCAAGGTTCAAGACACCCAGAAAGACATAAGAGGGCGAGGGTCGAGCCTAGAACAAACGGAAATCCTGCTCTCTTATAGCGTGTTCCGTTAAAAGACAGCCAGTTACGCAGTTGTGAACTCTTCTGCGCCTTATTGACACCCTTTTTGGTGTTAATTGGTAAACTGCCTAAAGAACGCCTCATTTTGGGCACCCTCTTATGTTTGTAATTTTGTCCCAATGCTCCAGGGATGAAGGTCATCAATTAAATCATTCGGTTGTTTTCCGTATTCTCCCACCGCTATTCCTAAAGCTTCTCTGGCTCGTTGTTTCTGGGTATGAAAGTGCGATTGACATTCTTTATTTGGGTTGTATTTACTCAGGACCGCCCCGCAAGACAAACACCTTCTTCCCTCTTTATATTCGTGGATCTCATCAACATCTTCGTCTGCGCGGAATCCGGTGGTCATAAAACTCTTCTCCTAATTAACCCGCATGAATCTTATTCAGAATAATAATAAAAATTTCCCATTATCTCCAACTTCGCCTCCTCCAAAATCATCTATAACCACAGCGGCGTCATTAGGTAAATACATCCCAATATATCCACCGGATGGGAAAGAGCTGTCAGTGGTAGAACCAAGCGAAACCCAGGCTCCGCTTCCTGATTTATACCAAGCAGTCAAAGTGGAGCCGACTGCCGAAAATCCAAGAGAATCTCCACTTGAAACTTCCTGTGCGGGGGAAATAGTTAAAAGCACTGATGATGTTCCACTGGAAACTTTGCGGATAGTTATAATGTCCGTTCCCGCGTCTGCCGCAAAATGCAACTGATACCCGTCTTCTGTCGCTAAATTCGCACCCTGGATTCTTAAACATAAACGAGCAACATTCCCGTTCGCTGGCTTAGTCGAAATTTTCATATACACTTCTTCGTCGGGAATAAATACTTTAGGATTCCAGTATTGAGCTGTGCTGGCGCCATTTACGATACAAGTATTAGAAGATACCTTACCGGCAATAAATGTATGAAAAGATGTCCAATTGGCTGACGGAGGAGGACCTTCATTAGCACGATTAAAATTGTCTAAGATTGGAGTAGTTGGAAAAGAAGCAAATGCGGGTATTGCTAACATCACAACAATGATTATCGTTAAAATAAGTTTCTTCATTGTTCTTGCGCCACCGCTACGCAATCCCATGTTGATGTCGTTGAATTGTATATGAATCCAACATATAAATATTTACTGACAATCGTTGTCGTCGGTAATGTAACCCCGCGAGAAGCAAAAGATGTTCCCCATGCGATTGTCCTTGCTGTGCCATTATCTAATATGCGAATAATCAGTTTTTGTCCATTAACTGGTGATCCGCTCAAGTTCGTCGTCATTGATGTAATGGCTGCCGCCAAAGCAGTGATTGTAAAAATATCCGTTGTATCGGTGTTAATTGATGGGGTGGCACTTGATGCAACCGTATTTGTTCTTGGGGTTAATTTGTCAAGGTTATATGAGGTGCTATCTGTTCCTGTCAGGGTAATAGTATTGCTTGCGGTTAAAGTTTTTCCATCTACAATAGTTAGTGTCGCTGAGGTCGCTGGGGCTGTGATCGCAACCTTATTTATCGAAGTCGCCGTTGCTACACCGACATTTGGAGTGGTTAAGGTTGGCGAGGTATCAAAAACAGCTTTTCCGCTTCCCTGCTCATCGGTGACAGCAGAAGCTAGATTGGCACTTGATGGTGTCCCCAGAAATGTTGCCACGCCAGTTCCAAGACCGGAAACGTCCGAACCTATGGCTACGCTGGCGCACGTTGCTGCCCCGGAAGCGTCTAAACTGCGGGGAAATTGGTTGGTACAAGAAGTTCCACCGTATGCAGAAGGAGCGGTTGACCCGTCACTCTTGAATAGACCATTGACCCCAATGTCCACCCAGTTAATTCCTGAGGCGTACATTTCGTTATTTATTACAGATGACCAGTTGATGTTCGCTGTTTGAATTTCATTGGTCAAGGCGACCCAATTGATCGCGCCACCCTGAATACTGTTGTTAAGAGAAACCCAATTAATTCCAGAACTTTGAATTTCTTGATTGCCGACACTGACCCAGTTAATATCCCCGGTCTGAACTTCTTGGATCGCTCCCCAGTTAATATCTGACGGTTGGACTCGGATATTTTTTATATCCGCCCAGTTGACACTTTCGGCGTTGTCCACGACTCCACTGTTACCGATATCGTAAACGGCTTTTGTCATGTCCCCGGAAGATGAAGGACAGTTCGTCCCGTCCGCTAAACAGATGTTCTTTGAATTTAAAGTTGTCGCTACGTTAAGATTACAGGAAGCCGTTGAACACTCCGTTGATGCCCCTGTTGAGCTTATCGTTATAGCTCCCAATATCCCGCTTTTGGTACACTGAATAGCAGAACCGACACAGTTTATTTGAAAGATGGGTCCGACCTTGACCCCTTCATCGAAAAGTGTCATCGGCGGATCAGCGGCGAAGGCAACGGAAGAAAACAATAAGAAGAAAAGTATTTTACGAAACATAAGCGTATAAGACCCCTTCCCCGTTTGTGTCAGCGTCTAACCAGACTTTATTTAGATTATCAATGTCAATCTTTTCGCTTTGGAGCGCCACCAAGGGACGGCCCCTTGTGGAATCAACCGTCGCACCGCCGACATAGATATTGTTTGTATTTGCACTTTTAGCGGTGATGATAACGTATCTACACGGAACGGAAGTCGCTGATAATTGAACTCTCGTTCCGGCGCTAGATACTGAAGTAGTCCCATCTCCCACGCCGGAGGGAATACTCATAGCAGAGGGATTGACAATGTTTCCGTTTATATCCCGGATCATTACCCTATCCGACCCGCCGGCAAAAGCCGCCACCTGCTTAGCGGTTTCTTTCTGGGCCTTTACAAGTTGCTCAATCCAGTCCCCGCCGTCTGATAACCGCACCGCCAGAGGATTAGATTTATTATTGTCTTTGATCTTTTTAAGCGATTTCGCCAAGTCAGAAATGGCTTTTTCTACTGGCGCTAAATCGACGGGCGGAATAATGACCTCTGGAATGTTTACAGGAGTAGGCTGAACTGTGACCTTCGGAGCCTCTACGGTCAAGTCTTTGGCTTCGATTGCCTTAACCACAGAATCAAAATAAGCCTTTAGATCTGATAAATTGTTTATCTTGCAATCTTCTGGAAAAATGATGTCTTGGAAGTTCTTAATTGAAACTTCATCCCGGTACTTTTTCATGTAAAGAGGCTGGAAGTTACTTTTGGCCTGGGCCTCGCTTTTTTGAAGGATCTGGGTCAAAATCTTATTCTGTTCATCCGCAGAAACCTTTAAATCAGTAAATAAGGAGGTTAAGGAAGCCTTTAGGCGGGTGATGTTGTTCGTGATCGAAGCGGAAACTTCATCTAAGTTTGAAATAGCAATATCATCTTCTATTCCCCCAAGAGTGGCGGTGGAAAGGCGGGAAATGATCTCGTTAATTAAAGACTTTAAAAACGCCTGTCTTTGGGCCTCGTCCTGGCTTTGCGTTATCTGGGCCTTTAATTTCTGTATTCTGGGGGCCTGTAAGAAGTCTTCCTCGTCTATATTCATGCTTTTGCCTTTCGCAGATTTATTTGCTTTTTAGCCTAAAATATGGTATCTTTCACCCATGCCTGAAGAATCTCACAAACAACAGCCACAATTTGATTTAGAAACTCAAACTGGGTTATCTTATGCAAGTGGTCATGTTGTAGCTCAAACCGGAAGAGAAATAGTCATAACTTTCTCTATATTTAGATATGAACCAAATAAACCACCCAAAGTAGTTAGCCAGCTTATTTTGAGTCCTCTTCATGCTCAAGAATTAGCCTTAAATATACAAAAGAAAATTAAAGAATTAAAAGATCAGGGGAAAGAGCCGCCTCAATCTAATCCGAGACTTCCGCCAACTGAACCGCCAATCCCATGAGATAACTGCATATGACTAAAATGGCAACACTTCTTGCAAATATCCATTCTTTTGTAATAGGTAATTAATGTAGGGGATTCGATCTTGCGAACATTTTCAAAAGTAAAATATTCTCCAAATATCTGTTCCTTGCATTCATCGCAGTAGGGGATTATTTTCTGCATTTAGCACCGTCTTTCATAGGAGGTTAAGATGTTAAGGTTAATGGGGACATTGGTCTATGGCGTCTGAACAAAACCCCGTTTTTATAATTGATTGTCCAGAATGTAAATTTGTCTTTTATAACGTATTAAATACTGACCAGCCGTTTAACATTACAAGTAGATTAAGTTGTCCGAAGTGCCAGAAACAAATTAATGTCATCTTGATTCCTGATTCAAAATGTTACGCAATTCTTCGAATCGTAGGGCTTTAGACTGTAATCGCCCGTTTTTGTCAAACCAAGTGAACCATTTTTTACCTTGAATATGCCAAACGATTTCTTTAAAAAACCAAATTATATTTTTCATAATTTACTCGGAGGTTAAGATGAATTGGTTAATAGGTTTGTTTTTTCTTTTTATTAGTGGAACTCTTTTAGCTTGGGTCGTTGATTCATTCATTGACGACTATAGAAAAAGGTCTAATGACGGGGTATAAAGCCATCAATTCCAAGCTTGGCCGCGCCACCAAGTGCGGCAATTCCCGCACCTTTCTTTAAATACCCGACTCCCTTTTCCGCATTTCTAAATCCCGTAATATTGTTATAAGTCTGATCGCCGAGCGCTTTTCTTACCGCTTGCTCGATCTCCTCATTACCAAACCCGCCCCTGATTCGATTCAATAACTGTGTCGGTTTAAACAAGTTTTTAACTTGGTTGTAATTCTGGATATAATCTCGATAGGCCGCTTTTGTGTCTTTAAACTGCGGATAACCTTCAATCTGCTTCGCTGTGACATTGTGGGATAAATCCAGCAATTCCATTTCCGCCGGAGACCATTGAGCAAATGGGCCTTGTTGTAATTTAGCCGCTATCGGTTGAGCCTTATTGATAGCCGTCTTAATTGTCTGCGATTCCTGCAAGGTTAGATTCTTGGCCTTAGACGGATCTTCGATTAAACTATTCATTAACTTAGCGTCTTCGGGGTTTGTCATCTTTTTGATGATTCCGTTTATCTGCATAGCTAACCCAGGATTTTCTGCCTGATTATCTTGGGCGGATTTAATAGCGTTAAACTCATCTTGAAGGTCAACCCGATTATTTGGGTATTGGTGCATATTATCGACAATGCCCTGCTCAAAAGCCTGTCCTGCGGCTTGTTTATTAGTAAATAGACTACCGCGCACCGCTTGAGCGAAAGCAACCGGATCTTTGATCTTTGTGATATTCTGCAAAACTCTAGTAGCCGCTCCCATAACTGGCTTTGTGGCGTCAGAGGCGACTCCAATTAGTCCTGTAAGGGCCGCTTGCTGTCCTCGTTGTTTAATGTCGTCCAGAATGTTCTTAGCTTGCGTTGGGGCATAAGAAACACCAGCAAGGATTCCCTTGCCCATAGAGCTTAACTTAGAGGCCATGATTGCCTTATTAAGTGGACTTTCTGCGGCTCCAAGTAAGCCAAGGGCTTTATTTGTGCCCTGAGCTACTGGGTTAGTGGTCTCTGAGGGATATTGAAGATTTAGCCTGTCAAATATGCCTCTAGGCGCATTGTTTAAAAACTGGTTTAGGTAATTTGCCGGCAAAGTAGCCACATCTTGCCCTGTCTTTGCAATAGCTGAAAGGATGGGATGTTGTTCCCACATGGAAGTAGTAATATCTGGGAATATGCTCTTTTTCTGAGCCACTTGTGGAGCAGGATTATCTCCTGCCAATAAGTCAACTGATTCATTAGCTAAAAGGTCTTTAGGCATTATTTTATCCCCAATCTCTTCTTGACTTGATCTACTGTCATATTGTGAAGTTTAGCCGTATGCTGTAAATCTTCCATGCTAGGCTGATTATCGGAACCTTGCGGTTGCACCGCTTGATCTATTGTCGTTGGGTCAATGCCTAGTTTAGTAAGAGCTTTTCTTGACTTATCATTTAACACTGAGAAATCCCTTGGCTTTCCCATGACGTTTTGGTGTTGTTCGTCAATGGCATTTAAACGTGAGGCCATGAGCTCCAGAGCTTTCCCAATGGCGGCTTTCTGTTGTTCGGGGGAAGCCGCGTCACTAATAGACTTTCGCCATTCCTGTATGCCTCTCTCCGACCCTTGACCGGAACCTCTAAAAAGGGTTTCAAGCTCATTGGTGACAGCAGTGATATTGTTATCAACTGCGGTGACTTCACCTTTACCGGCACCTTTATTAAGTGCGTTTTCTACCCGATTGACTAGGGGATATTGGTTGCTTGGCCTTGCCTTATTCAATTCATCAAAAGATTTTTGCAAAGAGTCCAAGTGTCCGATGAGCGTATTGGCTGAAATGATCTGCTTTGACAATGGGCCGGATTTAATGGAGTTTTGAAAGGCCTGTCTTGCCGGAAATTGCTTTTGGTCGTAAGTCGGGTCAATCTGCGAAGCCATCCCGATTAAAGTCTCCCTGCGATTATTACGAATACTCGTTGACTTTGAAGGGTCAATGCTGTAATCCAGAATCCCCTTTACGATAGCCTTATCTGACGGATTAGGAATCTGGTCAATGCTCGAAATCGCCGGAGCTTGATTAGGTGAGGCCTCAAAGGTTGCGTCCCCGACTTTCAAGCTTTTTAAATTCAAACCAGAACCGCCACCATTCATATATCCAGAGATTAAATCATTCTGTCTTTGGAGTGCCTGTGTCTGTTGCGCCCTTTGTAGAACCTCACTGTCAAGATTCTTGACTTGAGAATTGACTAAAAGGCTTCTTAATTGATTTTCTTGTGCCTGTTGTCTTGCCTGATTAAATAACTGCACCGCCGACGAGACTTGGCTAATATCGGCCATTTGTTGAGCTTGCTGTTGAGCCTTGTATGCTAATACTTGATCTAGAACGCCCATATGATTTCTCCGCTTGACTTTTTAAATTTTTCTGATAAATTATCTCACTGCGCCCCTGTAGCTCAATGGATAGAGCTTTTTTCTCGCAAAAAAATGGTTGGTGGTTCGACTCCATCCAGGGGCGTTAAGCAAATTTGGCTTAGATCAGAAAGAGAAAGCTGATTTAAGCCTTTCCTTTTTACACTTGACATTTTATATGGCATATGACATATTTTAGTTAACCATTGCGAGAGAAAAGCTCTATTTGAGCTTCTGGGGGCTAGAAATAGCCCCCTTTTTATTTCCTAATTTCTGTTGTAAAGAGTAGAATAAATATCAGATAATCCAGCTGAGTTAGGATTGGATAAGCCGAAATTATTGCTGGCGTATAATCCTGGTAAGGATGTTTGCTGGACTGCCCTAGAAATTGAAGAAGGCATACCACTACCAAATAAAGACGATCCGGCCAATCCAGTTCCGGCATTAAGAAGTTGACCGCCAGTTCCTGCGGTTCCAAGCCCGCCCGCCAAAGCACCGCCACCAGCTAGTGCGGCAGTAAGGCCGAGAGATAGCCCACCCGTAAAGGGAGCTAATGCGATTCCAGCTAAAGCCCCCCCTGCCCCGCCAGTTAAAGCACCTAAAAACCCGCCACTTTGTGATTTCTGTCCGGCCAAGGTCTTTGCCACCATGTTCTGATAATTCTCAAGATTAAACTGGTTTTCCTGTCCTTGAGATTGCAGACCTAATCCCGTTTGGGAATTGAGTAAATCTCCGCCGTATTGGAAGAGATTTAAGCGGTTGCTTTTGGCTTGGTTTAAATCATTTAGAGCCGCTTGGTTTGCGATCCCCTGATACTGGCTTTCTAAGTTGAAAGCGTTTTTAGCTAAGGCGTCGGTAAAGGTAGAAGAATTTAAGGCATTGGCGTTTGTGGCGTCCTGCACCGCTTGATTTCTGATATCGTTGTACTGAGGCGTCAAGAAACCTTGCGCTGAGGCAAGAGCTAATTGAGTTGATCGTGGATCGTAAGAAACCAAATCTGATAGGCTCGACAAATCCCCAGAAAAATTCCCACCTAATAACTGTCTTGCTAATCCCGACCCGTAATCAATATTGGAGTTGACATTCGGATTGCTTTGGAACGTCGGCACGTCCGGTAACTGGACTCCCTTGTTCTTTCCCATCTCTCACTCTCTTTCTGATTAAACGATCATTTTTCTCATAAACAATTTCATCAAAATTTTGTTTGTTGTTTCTATACCATCCCCGAATCCTTCTCATGCAGTACATTTTTTCGCCGGGCTTCATTACAACGATAGGAACGAATAGAACCCTGCCACCTTCTTTTAAAGGATAATGCTTGTCAATGTCTTCAAACTTCTCGACCAAGTACGAAATCCACAACCCGACAACTTTTTCATTCTTAGTAATTAAGTACAGCCAGCCTTTAGAATGTGCGTATAAGAGGATCTTAATGATCTCATTGGGCTTATGCGTCCAGACGCCGGAATCCCAAATTAAACTAAAAGCCTCTAAAATCCTGTCGGTAATCATTAGCTACCAAAAGCTATTAACTCGCCAAAATAAGTAAATGAGTTCACATCACTATTGCTTAATTGAACCGTAACGTCGTATGTCGTGCCATTTGATAAACCCGAAACATCAATAGTTAGAGTCTTCCAGTCCGGGGTTGCGTTTGTATTGTCTGTCGTGCTTGCATTTGCCGTCCCTACATTGACTTGGATTGTCCCAGTATTCCCGCTTCTCCACATCTGAGTGAGAACTGTTATTGTTGAAACCCCAGAAATCTTTGTCCATTTTGTTGACCAGCAGGTTGTTAAAGTAGTACCTTTGATTTTTGCATAAACGTATTTCCCCGCTGTCGTCGTATCATTTAAAGCCGTCGCTTGAACTAGCCCATTATTCGCATCTGCAATATTGATGTGAGCATTATGGGTAAATAAAGTGTTGCTCGGTATTGAAATCTGCGCCCAAGTTGGATTAGCACTGGCTCCTTGAGTCTTTAGAAAATACCCACTTGTCCCCGGGGCGAGAACGGATAAAACCCCAGTTGCGGAAAAATAAAGGATATTCCCTTGTAATGTCCCGCTTAAATCTGAACCCGTCCCACCATTGGCTACACTTAAAGGCAAAGTAGCCGGAGCTTTAATTGCCACCCATCCCGTATTTCCTGACCCACTTTCTTTACGATAAACCGAGGTGTCTGTCCCTCCGTCGGTGCGAAGATATAATGACCCTATCCCTGCGGTAATGGCGGCCTCTGGAGTCCCCACCCCGGTAAAGACCCTGACCTGATCCGTATCTCCGGCGATATTATTTATGACCTGACGGATAATCGCATTAAGCTGTTCTACCCCGGAAGGAGTTTTTAAAGATTCCAGGGTGAAGTCAGAGAAGCTGGCATTATTAAATATTTCCGTCACAAAACCTTTCTTAACTCGACAGTCGTATAAATTTCAGTTGTAAGATTAGCGGCATGGCCAAATCCATCTGTAGCACGAGTTGTCGTACACTGATGCTGAATCTCTAATACTTTTTGAGCGGCTAAAGTAAATCTTCCTTGAATGATTGATTTCGTTACGGTTGCACTTGAGTTCGGCATATTCTCCGCCGTCCCAGTTAGAACCGTAGACCCATCGGTGATATTTTGTAATCTGGCTTGATGAGCGTCCACTTGCATCGCTGGAACAAAAGCTAGAATCTCATAAGTACCAGCATCAAGAGTCATTTGGTTACTGGCTAAACTACAATTACTTCCAGTGTCCGTTACCTCAGTGTTTAAGGTTCTGGTTCTCCATGCCCCAGAGGTAAAAGTGCCCCCTGCGGTATTTTGAGATTTTTGGTCTTGAACACAGATATAATTGTGAGCAAGCGCCCAAGAAGGATTAGCCCCCGCCCCGCCAGTTTTAAGAAAATAACCTGATGTTCCAGCGGCAAGCTTAGCCAGAGTGTTAGCCGCACTAGAGTAAATAATATCTCCCTGAGTGTAGCTGCTTAGTCCAGTACCTCCATTTGTCGTCGGGAGAGTTCCAGTCACTGCAGCGGTTAGGGAAAGTAACGGCCCATCACTGGTCGTTCCAGTATGTCCATGTCCAGTTGTCGCATGAAGGGCGGCGTTCAAATATGTATGAAGTAAATCTAATTGCGCTTCTAAGTCGGTATCGGTGAGTATTTCCGTACCCCAGTTCTTTGTTCTTGCTGACGCTGACGGCCATGCCATGTTATGCCTCCTCTAAACTTACGGCGAATATTTTGATTTTTTTGATTTTAGGTCGATCGCCAGTGGCGGAATTTAAAATATCCAGACTAAACCTCCGGCCAATGGCTGAGTTATTAAATGATTTTGTTATCGTCCGATCAGGCGGAGCCGAAGCCAAGGAAGATGAATTAACGGTAAACTCAGTATTTAATAAATCTCCCTGGTCCGCGCTAAGATCGAAAACCTGTGAACCTGTATGTAATCCTCGGTCTGAAGTCCAGGTTAAAAGTGCTTGCCCTGTAGAACCATAAAAAGAAATGGTCGTTTTTAATAGCTTCATTCTGACTTCATCTATTGGGAAACTACCTCCGTCAATAGTTTTAAAATCCTTAGAGGTGAAATCCTTTGTTTTGTATCTGGCGATTGTCGCATTTCCATTATCAGAGTTTGAGCTGTCCTCCATTGTGTAAACAATACTGGCCCTGGACGAAGCGAAAGTTAAGAGATTAGACGGTTTCTCGAAGACTGCCGGATAACCGAAATTATCCCCTAGAGAAGTATTTACCGGACGGCTCTTCCAAACACCAAACTTGGTGTCGTAAATTCTCCATGTATCGGGATAAGATTGACCGTTTGCAGTAGAAGAATAAATAATCCCGTACTCGTTCTCTCGGTAATATCCGAAAATCCTATTCGATAAATTAATATCCGTTACCCAATCTTCATTGATCGTCAGGTTAATAAAGTTCCCCCCGTTATCCCAAAGGAAAACTCCTAAAGTCGGATATTGAGATAAAAAGAAAAGTCCCTCTGTCCCTTGGGCAATCGAATACGGAGCGGAACAGCCGTGTGAAGATTGGACTGGTTTATAGGCAATATTAGGAAAGTTGTATAAAGTAAACGCCTGGTGTTTAGTAAAGGCTGTGATAACATCCCCGCTTGGGAACGCCGGAGCCAAGCCTTGTGATAAGTCAGGTAAGTCAATGGACCATGCATCCCCAGAGGCGGTCCAGGTATTAGCCGAACCCGCCCAATTACCAGATCCAGCCCTTGAACCGTAAATAGTGACCCCGCCACCCTCTGCAATCAGTCTTTGTTTATGGTAATAAATCCTATCTCTAGCCGAAGCCGGAACCCCCGTTGGGACCGTAATTGAGCCAGCAATTGTCGTATACTTCAGATTATCGGTTGAATTGGTCATCCACGCCTTTGATCCAGCCGTGACTCCGTGAGTCAGGACGCCATTTGTAAAAGCACTCGCGTCTGTTTTTGTGATTGCCGAGCCGTTGATGTAAAATAGATTCCCATGAATAAGCATATAATTTCTAGCGGTGGACCCTTCAAAATGATGCAATAAAAGATCAGCCGGATCGGTATAAACCGTGACCGTTATCACCCATTGGTCATTGACCGTATGCCCATCTGTTGCCGCAAAGGTTATTGTGATCCCGTCTGAAAGTGTGTGCGCTCCAGCGGTCATTGAAACGCCAGTAGTAAAGGACCCACTATTTTTTTTCCACTTGAAAGTGTCTGGGCTTGAAGCGGAAGCGTCGATAATTACCGTATAAGTCGCTGTCACCGTCCCGGTATAAGTTCCCCCTGCTGTCGCATCATTTAAACCTACGCCAGTAAAAACCGCCGAAGAGATAATGTAAGGATTGGTCGCTAAGGAAGTGAACCCTTTAGACCGAATCATCCCGCCGAGAGAAACAGCATCCCAATTTTCAATAATGCGGGCTTCATTGACTTTTAATTCCTGGTCTTCTCCGACGGTATTCTCTCCGCCGGCAAAAGACGGAATTTCAAGAACCAGCTCTAAAGGTTCTTTACGGTCTAATATTCTGGTTGAAGTTTTAAGAAGTGGCATTAGCCGATATAACTCCTACCCTGAATGTCGGTTGAATTTAGACTACTGATCCCAATGTCGGGCCGGGCTTGATTCTTCTTGATATATCTACTTCTCGCCCAAGCATCAGCTTTCTGAACAAAAGCCTCATAAACCACCCTAAAATCATTGGCCTGTTGCGCCTTCCCGATCTGCTTCATTAGTTCAGAGGCGGCATAATAAACAGAAGCCTCTCTAAATTCTTCTCGATGCAAAGAAGTGTCTGTAGTCGCTGAAAGCTCAGTCGTCGGTTTTTTAAAGTAATAAAGTTTATAGGTCTGCCCATCAGCACTGCTGCCGACTAAGTTGATAAGCTCATTTCCAGAAACGTCCGTCCAGTAGTAATAGGCTGTATCCCCACCATTCCCGCCATTAGTGACATAAATCTCGTAATCCTCTAAGGAAATCTCTCTATCGTTGGTGAGGATATATCCATTGACAATTAACATATGAACATCAACATAGTCCGTCGGCAAAGTAATCGAAGCCCCTGAAACTGTACCCGTCGCATAGGCGATTAAGTCCTTAGCATCCACCGCCAAATTAAGTTCGCCACGGTTGATCTCTTTATTCCTCTGGGCGGCGGGGAACATATCCTCCGTAGAAGTATTAGAATCCCCTAAAAGAGAAGATAATTTGTCCTGCTGATCTCCGAATGTATAAGACATCTAGGCCTCCACCAGGTCCTTTTTTAAAACTCCCTCATACGCCTCTTGCCATTTATAGGCGAATTTATCGGCGTTATGGTTTTCGTAAATGTTCTCGTAAGCGTTCTTAGCCAAATTTCTTCTCTTTGTTTCGTCTAAAATTAATTCTTCCATAGCTCCAAACCATTGGTCAGGCTTGACCAGAAGGCCATCTTTCCCATTCGTAATACAGGGAGAATAGGGCGGCCAATCCGAGGCGATAGAGGCAATATTAGAAACCGAATACTCGAAGTATTTAATCGCTGATTTGTTCCGGTTAAACTCATTTTCGACAACTGGACAAAGGCCAATATCTAAATTAAGACAAGCGAGTTTATAAGGATAGACCATGTAGTCCGACCAAAGATGAGCTTCTACCCGGTCAATAGGGAACTCTCGGAACATCCCGTAGAGTTTCATATCACCCCAATAAACGAAAGTCACATTAGGATATTTCTTTAAAATATCTCCAATAGCGTTACGGATCATCAGCAGGTCTTCAAAATGTGATACCCCGCCCTGCCAGCCAATACGAATATTTTTTTTGACCATTTCGACTTTCGGGTACTGGTCGAAATCAATTAAATTTGGTAAAACAGCGACGTTCGGATTAATTGTTCTTAATTTCTCGGCCAAAATATCCGTGGTGCAGGAGACTAAATCGGCGCTCCTAAAAGAAGCCCGAAATAAATCCCTGCGACGGATATTTTCTTCAATGTCAATGTACCTTCCTCCGTGTTCAGTGGGGTCCTTGCTCCAAAGCATTTCCTCTCTTCCATCCGGCCATTTCCAGATAACTTCTTCGGTGCCAATCCATTGGTAGAAAGGATTTAAGGGAGAAGTATTAAATGGGTCGTCGTCATAATCACAGACAACCATTTTCCCTAATTTGTTACAGGTCTTGATAAACTTAAACCAGTTCTCACTCTGCGGACGGTGGAAAACAATGATATCTGATTCAGCGGCCTTTAATTGAGCGTGCTCTTGGTTTAGCTCGATGCCTTCTCTAGCGGTGCAGACATTAGCCATGCCGTGTTGCTGAAGCTTATAAAGAGGTTGCATGATCCGGTAATTATTTGTGGCCCCATCATCCCGCTCGATTCCCATTACTCTCATATCGCAAGAACCTTTCTTTTGTTTTTATGGCAATTTTTACAAAGTGTTTGTCCGTTAGAAATGTCCCAAAAGGGACCATATGATTGAGCAAGCCTACTTAAAATTTCTTTGTCTTCAATCGGAGAAAACTGAGAATACATTTTTAAGAAATCTGACATAATGCTTCTAAATGGATATATGTGATGTGCTTCTAAATAAGTATTTGTTATATTGCACTCTTGACATCTATACCCATCCCTCTCGAATACAGATTTAATCCATTGTTTACTTTCCGGAAGGTGGCGTATCAGCGTATAGACCGGAGTCCTTCCATCTATATAGTGAGAAGCATGCTTCCCCCTATTCCTAGAAGATGCCATACTCAGCTTTTTAAGCGTATCCCTGGAATGGCAATGACCAACTTTAAATGAACCAGCATTTCCCCATCCCTTCAATCCCTTATTCCAAGCATGGCTATTCTTAAATTTACAGTCAAATGAACAGTGCTTTCTATTACCCCTTTTATAGCTTGAAGGAGAAATATAGAACTTTTTATTGCAGTGCTGACACGAGATGATCATTTTTATCTTTCAGTTTAAATTCAAATTGCTTAATAATCTGTCTCATACTAAAATTGTCGTCATATCCCCAACTTGGCCTATATGGGTACCCGAGACAAGCTGGTGGTTTAATGTCTTCTTCTTTTCCTTCTTCTATAGCCCATCCAAAGTCAATAAGCTTAATCTCGCCGTTCTTAATCATTAAGTTGTCAGGTTTAATGTCTCGGTGCTGCAGCTTAAAGGTTTTTAAGTCCATGAGAATCTGGACAAGTTGTTCCTTCCAGTTTTTAGGTAAGTTCTCTTCAGTAAGCGGCTCCCCGCAATCTTCGATAGTCAATTCCTCGCCGTTTCTGGAAATCATCTTTGGGAAGTGGTGAGAATAGACTTGGCTTAAAATCCGCTCTTCATTATCAATCAAGTTATAAGCCATAAAGGAATCCTGCTTTTTAGTCACCGCGCCGCCATCTTTAGAAACAACCGAAGTAGCACCCTTCCAGTAGGCATTAAACGTCCCCACGCTTTTATCTGTTGGCGGAATCCAACCAATAGTTGACTTCTTTAAAGCTGTAAGTAATTCTCTAACCGAAGCATCACCTAACCATTTCTGGTAAGTGTTTGAGTTTTTGTGATGGACCACATGATAAGCTAACGCGAGTGTGTGATATAAAGGTGACGGGGTCCAGAAGCCCTTTTTATTAAACTCTCGATTATCGAGTATCTGCTGTTGAAAATCTGCTGGGTAATACCCGTCACCAAGGGCGCGAACGTCAGCGAATATAAAAGTATCTTGAATAGGAATCTTAAATCTCACCCTGGGAAGCGGAAACTCGGCCTTAGCATTGGGGAAAATCTCTTTCCAATGGTCAAAGTCATAGACCAAAAGGTCTAGGTCAGAATGATCCCCGAACTCAACCGCATCCGGCAGGTTCTCCCAATTACGTAAAACAACGTAATTGAAATCTACATCATTCATAAAATTAAAGAACTGCTTGAGCGATTTCATACGTCCTTTTCGGTAACTGCTTAATGGTCCCTTCAATTCCCCACTTCTCAAAAGCCTCAAAGGTATGTATCTGTAAATGCTTTGGAACTTTGCAATATTCAATATCAATCCCGCTGTGTGTCATTAGCATCTCATCTAAATATTTATCTTTCGCCTCCGGGTTCGTGACATAAACACTTCCGTCATAGAATTTAATCAGGTCAACTAAGTGCTTCGTGCCTTTAGAGCCGGTGTTGAAGTCATAGACAATCTTGGTCTTTATCCCCAGAGTGTTCTTAATGGATCTTATCCAAAACATATTAAGCTCAAGCATCTCGTTCCCGTCGGTATATCGCTTTGAAGAAATTGGCTCTAATCCCCTATTGACTGGTTTAGTTACCCATCCTTTAGATGTCTTATATCTGTTCTGATACCCGTTCTTTTCAAACTGGACTTCTTTTAAGATGATGAAAATATCCACCATAGCCATCTTATAAAAATATGGCAGCCAAGGCACAAAATTGGCCTGATGTATGGCTACACGCATGAAAACATCCTCTCTAATCTCTCATTAGTTGCTTGGCTCATCGTTAGAATGGCTGTGTGCCCGCCATCTTCAAAAAATACAAATAGGTACTGTTTAATCCATTCCTGATAACTCTCTCTTTCGGCGTCATGGATAATTACAATTCCGTTGGGCTTTAATTTTCCCTGGGCCACCATTAAACACTTTTCTCTTTCCCTGCCATCAATGAAAATCAGATCGTAAAACATCTCTCGACCCGAAAAACAGGGATATCTAGTCATATTCTTTTCATAGACAAGATGCACT